AAACATTTTGAAACTTTCCCAGCACTTGCTAAAAGTACCATGTCATTAACTCTAATACCGTGAACTCTGCTTGCAGTTGCACCTACCGCCGTATCTCCATCGATATCAGCAACAACAGCAAACGTACCGTTTGTATCACCTGCTAAAACCACTGTACCTTGGTAAGATAAGTGTAATCTTGATTGTTCAGACCATACAACTTGATCAGCTTGCATTGCCTCTTCAGCTCCTACTTGTGAAAGAAATCCTGAAATAGTTCTCGGTCCGAAAACTTCAGCTTCTTGCTCCATTAGATCTGGTAAATATTGTTGCGCCCAACCTTGTCCGGTTGTTGACGCTAAGTCTAAGTAATTTGTAGATAGTGTTTGCTGCCTTGAAGCAGGAACGCTATTCAAATTATCTCCATTTGTAATTGCCATAATTTTGTTTTTTTAATTTTTAAATTTATTGTTTTTAATTTTAAACTTAAAATCAGAAGAATCTTCACCTATCACTCTTGCCTTAAAACCACCCGCTTCAATGTTTCCATGACTTTGTCTTGGATTCATATCTACGTTTTTTGCTTTAGCAACACTATTTTTCATAGCGTCAGCTTGGCCTTGTTCGTAAAAGTGTTTTGCAACAGCGTCTGCGTTCATTGCTGTATATAGAGATTTATGATAACCTTTAGCGTCTGACATTTCATTATCTTTGTTCAAAAACTTTTTGACAAAATTATTAATGTCGCTTTGAGTATCTTTGACCTCTCCAGCATTGTTTACATTAAATCTATATTTCTTATCTCCGACATTGTATTCAAAACCTTTGAATTTATCATTAAAAACTTGTTCAGTTTTATTTAAGAAAGTAGATTTTTGTGCGTCTGCTACTTTTTGAGTCTCTCCTGACTCCTTGTTGTATCTATCAAAGAAGTTAATTGCTTTTTGTTGCTCAGTCGTGAGTTTCGATCCAGCTTTAATATCTTCATAGTATTTAGACTTTTGCCCGTCTAGGTGGCTTTTAGCGCTGGCAACTTGCTCTTTAAGCGCTATTTTTTTCTTTTTTATATCTCTTTCGTCGTCTGCATCTTCGTCGTAAGAGAATTCATCTTCCATAAGGAAGTTAATTTCTTCTGTATTTAAATGAGGTTTTGTTTGCGTGTAATACTCTTTTAATAAGTCTTGGTTATCTAAACTACTATAATCTTGGTTTAGCTTAACGTAATCATTTAAATCTCCACCAGTCTCTTCCATAAAGTCCATTAACTTTTGGATATTCTCTGGTAATGGTTCACCGGTTTCCATTGACTCTTTAATAGCTTCTTCAGCTTCAGTAGCTATTTCTTCAACTTCATCTTCAGTAATTTCTTCTAATACTGGAGTTTCTTGTGCTTCAGCTTCCGGTTGTACTTCTTCTTGTTCTTGTGGGGTGTCGGCATTATCAGCGACTGCAACCACTCCCTCGTTGTCAAGGTTATCTTCTTTAATTTCATTTTCTTCTGGTTTTATTGGTTTGTTTAAATCAACCTTAGTTATTGTTTCTTCAATAACTTGTGGTTTCATTTTCATTTTTGCTTTAACCTTGGTGACGTTTCCTTTTGTTTCGTTGCCATCTGGTTGTTTTTCTGTTTGTGCTTTTACTTTAATTTTGCCAGTTTCGTCACTTGCGACTGGCTGTTCTTTTTTTGTTGCCATAATATAATATAATAATAGTTAATAAATTTATCTAGGATCAAATGATCCTAAATCGAAACCACCGCCTAGTATATCATTACCTGCGGACTCAAAGTTTTTAGGTGGTTTTTCATTTTTTCTTTGATCTATAAGCTCACTTTGTTGTGAAGCCTGTATTTTTGTTCTTTCATCTTTACGATCTTCTTTTTCTTTTTCTTTTCCTTTCACACCCTCAACCTCCATACTCTTTAATTGCATGTTCATTTCAAACTCTAATTGCATTAACTCTTTCTTGTATTGAACCTCTTGTTCCATTTTTTGAGAATCTAATTGAGCTTTTAATTGTTCCAATTCAGCTTTACTGGCATTTAAAGCCTGGTCTTTCTGAATTTCACTTTGCATAGCTGTTTGTGCTGATTGCTGATTCATTTGAGCTTGCGCTTGCATGTTTTGTTGCTGCGTAGCTTGATCTTTATCGAGTTTCTTTTTCCTACGTATTTTAAGTAATTGATTAGCTAACTTTATATTTTTAATCTCTCTAAGATCAATCGCATCAGCAAGTTCTATCACTTGTTGTTGAATTGCCATTTGGATATTATTTTCCAACAACGCTCTCTCTTCCTCGTCTGGTTGTAGTTGTATAAATATACCGAAATCATAAAGATGTAATTCTGACATTTCTTCTAACGTGGCAACATTATGAGCTCCAATAGCTTGTATAAAAGCGTCTTTTGTTGGAGAGTATTCTATAATATCAGATATTCTAAGTGATAAACATTCAGCTATTTCAGCTGTTAAGAATAATCCAGATTGTAAAATATGTCTAGTTGCAGTGTTTGAATTAGCCGCGGCCATTTTCTGAACACCTACTAAAGCGTTTTTATCAGGAGTAGAACCATCTCTAGCTTCGTTAAGTCCAGTTACATCTCTTATCATTTGTAAATAATAATTATATGTACCGATCAAACTTTGCATTTTCTGCCCACCACTTCCAGATGATATTTCTTGAATAGGCACTTTACCTGGGTTCATATCACCTTCACTCGTAAATGATCTACCGATTACGGAACCAGTTTGGAAGAACATATTTAAAGCCTCTTGTGGACTATAATTTGTTCCGTTGCCTAAATCTATTTCAGCTAAACCATCAGCATCTAAATAAACTCCATCTGGAACTAATCTAGACATCACTTGTTGAAGTTTCAAGTGTGTTAACTGAATCATATCCGCAAAACCAGTTATTCTTTTTACCAAAGAATCTATTTTACCATTATACATTCTAGGCGCAACAATTGCATAATTCATTTTTACTTTAGTAAAGTCACTTTTTGGGCGCATCATGTTTTTTGCCATCTCCCACTTAAGTAACTTATCGGTACCAAGAATCATAGCCCCTTCGTATAAACACTCTATAGATCTTAGCACTCTACTATAACCACCTTCTTTATCTTCAGGTGGATTAAAGGAATCGTCTTTAGGTATAATTTTATCAGCACCAGTTCCAGTCTCTTTAACTTTATAAACCTCATTCATATAGGTTTTGTAGTTGAAGTATAAAACTTGAATAGTATTATTGTCTTCTTTATTTATAGAGAATCTAGTAGAGTTGTTATTTCTATTAAAGCTTTTACTTTTCATTATATCCTCAAGATCAGATCCTGATAAGTGAGGAAATTCTTTTGCTAGTTCATTTACGGGAATAGACTTGACTTCACCCACATAATATATGTCTTCGAAATACGGTGAGTCAGTATAAGAGTAAACAAGATTCGCTGGATCTACATAATCTATAACAACTCCTTCGGAGGTATTGAATGAAGTTTTTACAGCACCAATACCAAGAACGGTAAGATCATAATAAAAACGTTTTTTTATCAACTCATAATTATTACCTTCAAATAAAACATTTAAAGCTTGCTCTTCAGCTATCTCTACGTTTTGCTTATATGTTAGTTGCATGTGGAGTTGCAACTCTTCAGGTGATTCTGGTAACTCTCCCTCTGTGTCTCTTGTTTCCATACCATAATCATTCGCCATTTCTTCGTCAAACGCACGCATTTCCATGTCTTTTAACTTGTCCTCCATGTACTCAGTTCTCTTGCTAACACCAAATGGATCTTGAGAATACGCTTTTATATCGTAGGTTCTTTCAGCAATTCCATTCACAACTATATCTACAAACTTAGATATAATTGGAACTGGTTTCCAGTCTAAATTTAAATAGGACAAATCACCGTTTATAGATAACTCATCCTTATATTTTTGAATAGACTGCTCGCCTCTAGCGTACAACCTTAAATTATGAAAATCATTGCTATTAGACTTGTATCTATTAGCGTTTCTATCATTATTAAACCATTCTTGCTCTATTGCTTTACCAACTTTTAAACCA